CGACCGCAACGGCTTCCCGATCCGCGAGTGGCAAAAGATGCGCGAGCGCAACGAGGCGCTGGACTGCTACGTGTACGCCCGGGCCGCTGCGAGCGCGGCCGGGCTGGACCGTTTCGAGGAACGCCACTGGCGTGAACTCGAACGACAACTCGGGATGGAGCGGCCACCGGATGAGCCGCCACCGATTCAACCCTTCGATGCAGACGAGGCCACCCACAGCGGTGGCCTCGCTGTTTCTGGCAACCGCAATACCGGCCGGCGCGTGATCAAGAGCCGCTGGCTGACCCGCTGAGGATCTTCGTGACCTACACCACCACCCAACTCGACGCGCTCAAGCGTGCGCTGGCCACAGGCGAGCGCCGCGTGAGCTTCGCCGACAAGACGGTCGAGTACCGCTCGGTCGAGGAACTGCAGGCGGCGATCCGCACCGTGGAATCCGAGCTTGCGCGCAGCGCCGGTGCGGGTCGCAAGCGCCAGATCCGGGTCACGACGGCGAAGGGCTTCTGATGACCTGGCTCGCCAAGCTCCGTGGCCTGCTCGGCCAGCAACCGGTCCACGAGGCCGCCGGCCGAGGACGGCGCTCGCTGGCCTGGATGCCGGGCAACCCCGGCGCAGTGGCCGCCATGCTGGCCACCAACACCGAGCTGCGCATCAAGAGCCGCGACCTGGTGCGCCGCAATGCGTGGGCGCAGGCCGGGATCGAAGCCTTCGTCGCCAACGCCGTGGGCACCGGCATCAAGCCGCAGAGCCTGTCCACGGACGAACGCTTCAAGACGGATGTCCAGGCTCTGTGGCGCGATTGGACCGAGGAAGCCGACGCTGCCGGCCAGACCGACTTCTACGGCCTGCAGGCACTGGCATGTCGGGCGATGCTCGAAGGCGGCGAGTGCTTGATCCGTCTGCGTCCACGCCGGCCAGAGGACGGACTCGCGGTGCCACTGCAGCTCCAACTGCTGGAGCCCGAGCACCTGCCGATCAGCCTCAACACCGAACTGCGCTCCGGCAACGTGGTGCGCGCCGGTATCGAGTTCGATGCGCTGGGACGCCGGGTTGCCTACCACCTGTACCGCTCGCACCCTGAGGACGGTCGGCTGGCCCCGATGTCGGGCCAGGGTGGGCTGGACACGGTCCGCATCCCAGCGTCCGAGATCATCCACCTCTACCGCGTGCTGCGCCCCGGACAGATCCGCGGCGAGCCGTGGCTGTCGCGGGCCCTCGTCAAGCTCAACGAGCTGGACCAGTACGACGACGCCGAGCTCGTTCGCAAGAAGACCGCTGCGATGTTCGCCGGCTTCGTGACCCGCCAGAGTCCCGAGGACAACCTGATGGGCGAAGGCGCCGCCGACGGAGAGGGCATCTCGCTGGCCGGTCTGGAGCCCGGCACGCTTCAGATCCTGGAGCCCGGCGAGGACATCAAGTTCTCCGATCCGGCCGACGTCGGCGGCTCCTACTCCGAGTTCCTGCGCACCCAGTTCCGCGCCGTGGCCTCGGCCATCGGCATCACCTACGAGCAGCTGACCGGCGACCTCACCGGCGTCAACTACTCGTCCATCCGCGCCGGGATGCTGGAGTTCCGCCGACGCTGCGAGATGGTGCAACACGGCGTGCTGGTGCACCAGATGTGCCGACCGGTGTGGGCGGCGTGGATGAAGCAGGCCGTGCTGGCTGGCGCACTCGATGCGCCGGGCTTCGGCCGAGGCGGAGCCGCCAGGCGACGGCAGTACCTGCAGGCCAAGTGGATTCCGCAGGGCTGGCAGTGGGTTGACCCCGAGAAGGAGTTCAAGGCCATGCTGCTCGCCATCCGCGCGGGCCTCATGAGCCGGTCCGAGGCCATCTCTGCCTTCGGCTACGACGCCGAGGACGTCGACCGAGAGATCGCCGCCGACAACCGCCGCGCCGACGACCTCGGCCTGATCTTCGATTCCGATCCGCGCCGCACGTCCAAGGACGGCGCGAATTTGGCAGACACGGCCGAGCCGAACCGAAGCGCAGGCGACACCACGGCCTCATCGACCTGAGTCGACCTGAAGGACTACCCATGACCCTGTTGCCCCACGTGGCGGCGCGTCTCTTTGGCGCGCCGCTGCTGATCCATCGCCCGAAGCTCGACGTGATCTTGGCCGTCCTCGGTCCCCGCGTGGGTTTGACGGACCTCGCCGCACCTGCCGGCTACACGCCGCCGGAGCGCAGCCCCAGCCGCGCGAACGCGAAGGTGGCGGTGATTCCGATCCACGGCACGCTGGTGCGCCGAAGCATCGGCCTCGAGGCGGCGTCGGGCCTGACCAGCTACGCGAGCATCGGCGAGCAGATCGATGCGGCACTGGCCAACCCGGACGTGGCGGCCATCCTGCTAGACGTGGACTCACCGGGCGGCGAGTCCGGTGGCGTCTTTGACCTCGCCGACCGCATCCGCGCGGCCGCGCAGATCAAGCCGGTGTGGGCCGTGGCGAATGACATGGCCTTCTCCGCGGCCTACGCACTGGCTTCGGCGGCCACCAAGGTGTTCGTCTCGCGCACCGGCGGTGTGGGTTCCATCGGCGTGATCGCGATGCACGTCGACCAGTCCGCGAGGGACGCGCAGGACGGTGTTCGCTACACGGCGGTGTTCGCCGGCGACCGCAAGAACGACCTCAATCCTCACGAGCCGATCTCCGATGAGGCCCACGCCTTCCTCAAGGCGGAGGTGAACCGGGTCTACGGCCTGTTCGTCGAGACGGTGGCACGTCACCGCGGCATCGAGCCGAGCGCGGTGCGCGACACCGAGGCCGGTCTGTTCTTCGGCCAGGCGGCAGTGGCCATCTGCCTGGCCGACGCCATCGGCACTTTCGACGACGCACTCGCGCAGCTCGCCGCATCGCTCTCCCAACCCCCGACTCTGGCCGCAAGCCAATCGGGCTTCTTCCGCAACCACCCGATGGAGTCATCCATGAATGATCGATCCGACCCCGCTGCTGCTGATCGGCCTGCTGCTGATCGCACTGGCAGCGTTCCTCAACCGGCGTCCGCCACCGAAATGAGCATGGCCGACGCCATCGAGATCGCCCAGACCTGCACGCTGGCAGGGCGCTCCGATCTGATCGCCGGCTTCCTCGAAACCAAGACGTCGCCGGCCAAGGTGCGAAGTCAGCTCCTGGCCGCGCAAGCCGATGCGTCGCCCGAGATCGTGACGCGCATCGGGCCGGATGCCGCTGCCGCGTCCGCCGCCAGCAACCCGCTGGTCGATGCGGCCAAGCAACTGGCCGCGAAGTCCGCCGCACTGAAGAAGGAGATCTGACATGCCAACCGTGTTCACCGAATCCATGAACTTGGGCGACCTGCTCAAGTACGAGGCCCCGAACCTGTACTCGCGCGACCGCGTCACCGTCGCCGCCGGTCAGAACCTGCCGCTCGGCGCGGTCATCGGCGTGGTCACTGCCACGGGCAAGGTCAAGCAGATCGACCCGTCGGCCACCGATGGCACGCAGGTCGCCGCCGGCGTGCTGATGCAGGCCTGCGACGCTGCGCTCGCCGAGCGTACCGACGGCCTGGTCGTGGCCCGCCACGCCATCGTCTCCGATCACGCCCTGCAGTGGCCGACCGGCATCACCACCGGCGAGCAGCAGGCCGCCATTGCCCAACTCAAGTCGCTGGGCGTCCTCGTGCGCCAGGGAGTCTGACCATGCAGAACATCTTCGAAAACCCCGCCTTCTCGATGTCGGCGCTGACCACCGCCATCAACTTCCTGCCCAACAACTACGACCGCCTTGGCGCGATGGGCCTGTTCGTCGACAAGCCGCAGCGCTTCCGCTCGGTCGTCGTCGAGGAGCAGAACGGCGTGCTCACGCTGCTGCCGACGCTTCCGCCCGGCTCGCCGGGCACCGTGGGCGTGCGCGGCAAGCGCAAGGTGCGCTCCTTCACCATTCCCCACATCCCGCACGACGACGTGATCCTGCCCGAGGAGGTCCAGGGCATCCGCGCCTTCGGGTCGGAGACGGAACTGCAGACCGTGGCGGGCGTGATGGCGCAGCACCTGCAGACGATGCGCAACAAGCACGCGATCACGCTGGAGCACCTGCGCTTCGGTGCGCTCAAGGGCCAGATCCTGGACGCTGATGGCAGCGTGATCTACGACCTCTACAACGAGTTCGAGATCACGCCCAAGACCTTCACGTTCAACATCTCCGACCCGGCGAGCGGCTTCGACGTGAAGAAGACCTGCCTGGACATCGCCCGCTACGTCGATGACAAGCTCCAGGGCGAACGGATGGCGGGTCTGCATGCCTTCGTCGGTGAGGACTTCTTCGATGCGCTGACCGGGCACGATGAGGTCAAGGCGGCCTACGACCGCTGGCAGGACGGCCAGGCCCTGCGCACTGACATGCGCGCGGGCTTCACCTTCGCCGGGATCACCTTCGAGGAGCACCGGGGTCGTGCGGCCGCGCCGGGCAGCACGGTGCGGCGCTTCGTTGAGGCCGATGAGGGGCACATCCTGCCGCTGGGCACGATGGACACCTTCGCCACCTACTACGCGCCGGCCGACTTCAACGAGACGGCCAACACGGTGGCCCTGCCGCTTTACGCCAAGCAGGAGCCGCGCAAGTTCGACCGCGGCACCGACCTGCACACGCAGGCCAACCCGCTGCCGCTGTGCCACCGCCCGGCGCTGCTGGTCAAGCTGGTGATGACCTGATGGGCATCGTCGAACGCCTCTACGAGGCGGCGGCGAATGCGGGCCTGCTGGTGAGCGCCGAGGTGGCCGGCCGCACGGTGTCGGTCGGCTTCCTGTGTATCGACGACAACCTGCTCGACGGACTGGTCCGTTCGGCGGCCTACACGATCACCTACCCGCTGTCGCTGCTGCCCGACCTGGAGACAG